CTTGCGTAGCCGCTGTGGCTGCTAGGTCTGTGTGGGTGAATCCGCTGCCTATCGGCACATTTCGGAATCCACCAACGAAATTGTTAAGGATTGTGCCTATGCCTGGAATGAATTGATCCAGCAAACTACCAGAGTTAATGTTGTTGGCGTTCAACGCACTCGATGGAGTCAACATGTCTTGCAAACGATCAATAATGTCGGAAATGGTGCTCCCGATGTTGCCGCCTATGGCATTTAGCAATTCAACAAAATCGCTATGTTCTACTTTGCTAACAATATTAGAGAACAACGTTGTAATATTGCCGCTAACAGTATCAAAGAAATCATCCAGCCCATCAATAAATGAAGTAGGCAACAACTTAACAGGCTTCGACACCCAAGTGTCGTTCCAATACACACTACCAGAGGTCGCAGTGGACCCTACCGTGAGTCGCAGGGACACAGAGTCAACATTGCTAGGGGCTACAGTCGTGTATTGAAATTGCGTCCAATCTTGGGTACTCGGAGACAAGTTATGCGTCACCAAATCTGGCTGCGCGACAGCGGCATTATCCAGATAGTATGTCAAACCAAGTTTAAGTGGCGATCCTGACCCGGTCATAGCGGCCCACTTAACCCACGAATAAACCTTCAAGGTCTGACCTGGGTCGACAGGAATCCTGTTGGATAGCAAGTCTTTTGTTGTGCCGTCTGCTGTTACTTTTGCAGAACCGCCTGTGCTACTGTGTCTTTGAGTTCCATCCCAAGTCCATACTGATGAAACAACAGATGTCGCACTAGCAAAATATGGATCATCAACCAAGTTGACTTCCCGATTATTACCAATGTGACCGATTGGTATTAATGCTGTGAGCCAAGGTACATTGAACAAATTCAACGCATCAACAGGAGACCAATTTCCAAGCAATCCTCCTTCAGGCACTAAATTGTTGACTATCATGTCTATCCAAGCTTGTACTGGATCGAACACCTCGTGCATAAAGTCTACCCATGGGGTGAACATGTTAGCGAAATTCAACACACCTTGAAGGTCTGTTAAGCCACCACTAAATGCTTGGAGTATTTGACTGATCCAACTCAGAATTTGCGCAAGCTCAGAAATCCACGGCGCAAGCGCATGAAGCACTGGATCAACAATGTCACCCAACGTAGTTAAATCAAATGAACCGAGTAGTTGTGTAACGACGTGCCAAATGTCAGCGAACGGCCCAAATCCTCCGCTATTAATACCAAAGATACCCAACAAATCCCACAACGTGTTGAGAATATCCCCAAGAGTAGTCCCCAACTCAATCATTTGATCAAATACTTCATTGACAGCAGTGATAAAGTCTGGGTCCAAACCTAAAGCAGCAGCCCAACCATTTATGATGTCGCGTATAGCTTCTGCCCAAGCGTCCAACGGTACAACATAGCCCAGCAAAAAGTGCTCGGCCATTTCAAACAACGAGATGGGAAATGGCTTACTGGAGTCGAAACCAAAAATAGCTCCCAATGCTGGCAAAAAATATTGCATATCACCAAGATTGATGCCATACAGCAGCTCCCCGCCGCCGAACAGAACACCTATGTTGGTAACAGTATCGCGCAAACGACTGATGGCGTCCTGATTAGCTTGATCAACGCCTTTTTGCATGATCGACAAGTACTGAGCAATGTAATCAACGAACTCATTGAGCCTACGCAGGTTAGCTTCAAAATCCTTGTTGGTATCAGGGTACTTGGAGCTGCTGATTTGTGCTAGTTGCCTTGTGCTTTGCGACTCGTACTTGCCAAATAAATCTACACTCATGCTACAGGCCCCAACTTAACAATGCCGCTAGCGGGCCAATTGATGTAAAATGCCTGATCTGAACGAGTTTGCGCCGCACCAAAATCAATGTAAGCAATCAAAGGCTTTACAGCATCACCGAAGCCAGCAGGAGCCATATACACAACAGCGCCAACAACTCCTGTAAAGGTAATATTCGCCCAACCGAGGTTACCAGCCGGCAACGTAAGCAACTTTGTAGGGCTATCGTAAGTTGGCGTTAAACCCGTAATTTGTTTGCCGCCAGCCACATAACCGCTTGCACCTGTCAGCTCCCCGCCCACGGAACTCTTAAATTTATGAGTGTTCTGGTTGAATGTATAGCTAGCTGTAACGAGCATTGCCATCATTGGATCGCTGCGAACGTCGATGCGACCTTCAATCAAGGACTCCATGAACAGCCCATACGGGTGAACAACTATTGCCATGATCAGCCTAACGTCGGTGCGTCGGCAGCGATGCCAATTGAAATCTGCTGCGGGATAGTGAGAGTCAAGGCGCCATCTACGCTGCCCTGGTAGTAAATCTGGTCATAGTTGAATGCTCCCTCTGCCTTGAGCGTGAGCTGGCAAGTTCTGCTATCCTCGTCATATGAGATAGCGATGATCTTGTGTAGTTGGTTAACGTCGCCCACCCAAGGCATCTTGCCTTTAACCCAAATCCTGTCCGCGACATCAAAAGTCCCAAACGGAGCGTTAGGGTGCCCTGGATCGATGATGATGGAGTCCCAATATGCTGGCGATTGGCGCCTGGATAGCTTTCGTTTAGCCCAAGCTTGTGCGCGCTCATCAGAGTTCACTCGTGCGTCGTCTTGCATCACTACTCGTCTGTAGCGATGTGGGTCTGCATTAGTAAATTGGTTACTGTACTCAGTACCAGGGAACCAACCAGTGATGATAACGTCTGATACCCAATCCATTTCAGTCTCGATGTGCGGACTGGCTTCAATCACGTTCTCGTTCAACACAAAAGCTAAATAGTCCTGCTGCACGCCAGCTTTCGGATAGCCCAAGAACAAGGTTTTGTCGATCGCAGTTCTGAGTTCATTCCAATCTTGTTGCTCGACATAGTCGAACGGTATGTCGCGAGCTAGCTTGTCAATGTGGTCTTGGCAATCCTGCTTGTCTTCTGCCCTAATGAACTCGGCAAAAAAATTAATGTTAGTGATCTGTCCATCGAACGCATAGCCTGGTAACATCTCGATGCCGCTAAGCGCTGGCGTTACAGTAACATTCAAGTTGCCCTGTGGGAAGTTCTGAAGGTGATTCCAAATATGGTGTACCGGCTCAAAAGCATCACAGGCCAACGGATTCCAATTCTCGAGCCATGGCATTTTCTTTGGGTATCCTGAAAATCCTTGGGCCTCAAGGTGTATCACACCAGTCTTCTTGTCAATCTGAGACGGCACAACTAAACCACTGGCCCAAATTTTGCGCTCTCCGAGCACCATCTTCTCAGCGTGAATGAAGTGACCCCAAGGTTTGAAATAGATGCCGGCTGCGCTGAGGTCCAATGGGTTAACATCGAATTGAATGTTGCAAGGACCACTAACGGCCCGCATCAACTTAGCTTTTTGAACAGTGAGGTCACGCGTCAATATTTCGCCTGTAACAGCTTCTTCAACAATGAACCGAAATCGGTCTTCATCATATGACATTGTACGCCTCCCTCCACATAAAGTACAACTGCGAATCTGATGTAGTGCTGCCGCCTGCAGCTGTCCAGCTTACATCCAACGTACTCTCTGCCGGAAATATGATCTGATCGAGATACTTTGTATCACCAACGATTTCAGTACGACGATTGACGTTGTTAGAATCAACATAACGACGACTCCACGGATAACTGCTGATTTCAGCTATCACGCCAGCTGCGATGTTAGATACCGTCTGAATCACGTTGGTGCCGTAGGTAATTGTTGGGTTGATGCACGGTCCCTGAATCAAGACGCGCACCCAACTATCAGCATCCCCTTCACCACGAATGGCAGTGACAGGGTCAGCGCCAGGCGCCATACCATCTGTCAGAATCGTATCGTCGCCAACATAATACTCAATATCACTATGCGCATACGTATCCCCACGACGAAACTCCGCTTGCACATCTATCCACGAAGCGTTGTTGTTGTATCGCGGTGCATACTGGAATTTGCCTGGGCGACCATAGATTCTGAGTACTTCACCATCACCGGTACAGCATAACAACGGAATCGCAGTGCCCCAAGTGCTACGTACCTCTTTAGCTTTCCATGTCTTAGCTAACTGCCCTAATATGGTGCCGCGCAACGCGAATAGATCATCAGGGCTGAACCCACCAGGCACTTGAGAAGCAAACTGTGGCAAGATATAATTCTCTTGCACAGCCATCGTAAACACAATGGGCGCCGGCACTAATGTGTCAACGCCAAACCTATTTTCATCAGTCCTATCAACCTGAAAATCCTGGTTATTCACATT